GACGACGTGCAGGTCCGCTGGTGCAAGCTCACCGGGGTTGAAGTCCTCGATGAGGAGGACTGGCCGGGGCGCTACCTGCCCATCGTGACGGTGATCGGCCGGGAGCTTCAGCCCTTCGATGATGAGCGGCGCTGGTCCGGAGTCATCGGCTCGGCGAAGCAGGCCCAGCGCACCTACAACTACGCGGCTTCCTCCATCATCGAGACCATGAGCCTGATGCCCAAGGCCCCCTGGCTCGTGCAGGAGGGCCAGATCTCCGGGTATGAGGGCGTTTGGCAGCAGTCCAACACCCGGAACTTCCCGGTCCTGCCCTACAAGCCCGTGAACAATGCCGGGCAGCCAGCTCCCCCTCCTCAGCGTGTCCAGGTTGACACAGCCGCGATGGGACCCGCGCTGGAGCTACTGGTTCAGGCCGACAACTTCATCCAGAGCACCACGAGCACCTGGGATCCCTCCCTCGGGAAGATGGACCCAAAGAACCGCTCAGGGCGGGCGATCCAAGCCCTCCAGCAGCAGACCGAGCAATCGAACTCGCACTTCCTCTACAACCTCGCCGACATCAGCATGCAGTACGAGGCTCGCGCGGTCATCAACCTCCTGCCCGCCGTCTACGATACCCAGGGGCGAGTGGTCCGCATCTTGGACGAGGAGGACGAGACCTCCACGGTGATGCTGAATCAGCCCTACATGCAGGGGCCACAGCCGAATCAGATGCAGCCGGTGATGCCGGGACAGCCCGGCCAGCCTCCCCCTCAGCCCCCCCAGGGCTTCGAGCAGAAGCACTTCGACCTGAAGAAGGGCGCCTACTCCGTCAGCATCAGCATCGGCAAGTCCTACACCTCGCGCCTCCAGCAGGGTGCCGAGGAGATCGGCCAGATTCTCCAGGCCGAGCCCAACCTGATGCCACTCATCGGCCCGATCTACTTCCGCTATCGGGACTTCCCTGGCGCCCAAGAGTTGGCCGACGACATGAAAGCGATGCGCGATCACCAGTTCCCCTTCCTGGCTCAAAAGAACCAGAAGCCGGGCTCCCCTGAGCAGCTCCAGTCCCAGAATCAGGCTCTCACCCAGCAAGTGCAGCAGATGCAGGGGATGCTCCAGCAGGCTAAGCAGGCCATCGACACCGATCAGGCCAAGCAGCAGGCTCAGGTGCAGAAGGCCCAGCTCGACAACCAGACGAAGCTCCAGGTTGCCGGACAGGACAACCAGACCAAGATGGCCATTGCCAAGCTCCAGGGCGAAATCGACCTCCTCAAGCAGGCGCTCCAGAGCGGCCACGAGAAGGGCATCACCAAGATGGAGCAGGCGCACGAGTTCGGGATGGCTGCCGCTCAAGTCGGTCACGCTCAGGAGCAGGCCACCCAGCAGCAGGCAACCGATGCCGCGATGGCCCTCCCCCCGTTCACCGCGAGCGCAGATCAGCCGCTCGACCAGGGCACTGACCAGATATGAACAATTCACCCCTTGACACTGCATACCTATAGGAGGATGATCTAGCCAATGAGCACTGAAGTTGTTCCTGCTGCTCAGCCAGCGCCGCCGGCCACTACAACCTCCGAGCCCGGCCCCTACCACAGCGCCACGCACAAGGGCATCGTGGTCACTAGCAACACTGGGACCGAAGAGGAGATGCAGGCCTCCCTCGCGTTCGACAAGGACGCCGAGGCCAACGTCGATCAGGACCCCGCTTCACCCCAAAAGCTGGACAAAAAGGCTGAAGCCAAGCCTCCCGCCAAAACTGAGGCCCCCAGCGGTCCGGAGCGCGGTCCTGATGGGCGCTGGCTCCCCAAGGAGGGCAAGGCTGCTGCTCCTGCCGAGGAAGCTGAGCCCGAGGAGACTCCCGAGCAGGCCAAGGAGCGCAAGGGCAACCCCCGGCATGATCCCGTCGCCCGGATGCAGGAGGTCACGCGGGAGGCGGCCGCTCTCAAGCGAGACCTACAGATCGCCAGGCAGGAGCTACAGGCTGCGCGCGCCACCCCTCGCCCACAGCCGGCTTCCGCCCCCCAGGCGCTCCCTGCTCCGGGCGCGGACGCCCCCAAGGAGGAGGACTTCTCCACCTACGCTGACTTCGTGGATGCCCGGGCTACCTACCGCGCGAACCAGGCCATCGAGCAGCGCTTGACCCGGATGGCCCAGGAAGCCCAAGGCCGGGAGCGTGCCACACAGTACACCAAGGGAGTTGAGACCGCTGTTTCCAGGATGCAGCAGAAGGCCGAGGAGCTGCGCGCTGCAAACTCTGACGAGCACGCCTCCCTCATGGACTTCGCTGCTCAGTTCCAGCCAGGGATCACGCTCCCCCAGGGAGTGCGCCCCGGCCCCATGAACGCCCTCGGGGACGAGATCATGGCGTCCCCCGAACCCGTCGGGGTCCTCCGTTACTTGCACGATCACCCCGACACCCTCCAGCGGATCGCTACGCTGAGAACCTCCCGCGAAGTTGCACGAGAGGTAGCGAAGATTGAGGCCCGCATCGAAGCTCAATCCCAGGCCGAGGCTGCTGCACCCGCTGGCACAGCGCCAAAGCCCGTAAGCCAAGCCCCTAGACCCGTGCGGCCAGTCACGGGTGGGCGAATCGGTACTGACTCTTCCGAACCTGACGACTCCATGACTGACACGGAGTACTTCCGCCGACGCATGGCGCAGGGCATCAAGAAGGGTCGGCGCTAATTTCACTGGGCTTCGGCCCTTGGATGGAACATGGCAAACACCCTTGCGACCCCCACGTGGGTTACTCGGGAAGTTGCGCTGTACTTCACGAACTCCATCAAGTTCGTGCAGAACATGAACCGGACCTATGACGACCAGTACATTCAGTCTGGCGCCAAGGTAGGAAACACAGTCAACGCGCGACTCCCACAGCGTTTCACGGTCACTGACGGGCAGGCTCTGCAACTCCAGAACCTCTACGATCAGACCGTTCCGATCACCCTGACCAACCAGAAGAACGTCGCCTTCGGGTACTCCAGCGCGGAAGCAACCACCGAGCTGAATGACATCCGTCAGCGCTACGTGCAGCCGGGCGCCGAGGCCCTGGCGAACGCAGCCGATGTCCTCGCCTACCAGAACGTCTACCGGGACATCTACTCGGCAGTCGGATCTGCGGGCACGACCCCGACCACCAACCTGGCCTACCTGCAAGCGGGTGTGAAGCTCACCGACCTCAGCGCGCCCATGACCGATAGAGTCGCAGTCTTGGACCCCCTCGCCATGGTCTCCCTGAGCAACGCGAACCTCACCCTGTTCAACCCTGCCGCCACGATCTCCGAGGAGTACAAGACCGGCCAGTTCGGCCGCAATGCCCTCGGCGTTGACGAGTGGTTCCAGGACCAGAACAGGCCGGCGTTTGTCACGGGCGGCTGGACCTCCACGAGCACACCCATTGTGACTCCTGCGGCTCAGACTGGCTCCACCATCGCCACCACGGGCTGGGCCTCGGGCTCCACCTCTCTGAAGCGCGGGGACATCATCACCATCGCGGGTGTCAACTCGGTCAACCCCCTGAGCTACACCTCGACTGGCAGGCTCCAGCAGTTCGTCATCACGGCCGACACGACCGACTCGGGCGGCGCCATCGCGGCCCTGCCCATCTCGCCTCCGATCATCACCTCCGGTCAGCTCCAGACGGTTGATGCCTCGCCCGCCGCCTCGGCGATCATCAACCTGATCGGCACCACGGGCGCGACCTACACCTACTCGGCCACCACGTCGCCCCAGTCCATGCTGTTCCACCCCGACGCCTTTGCCTTCGTCATGGCTGACCTCGTTCAGCCCGGCGCAGGTGCGAAGTCCACCACGGCGCGCTCCAAGGAGTTCGGCTTCAGCATCCGCATGGTGGAGCAGTACCAGATCGCTACCGACCAGAATCCCTCCAGGTTGGACATCCTGATCGGCGCGGCAACCATCCAGGCCCGGCTCGCTTGCCGGATCTTCGGGTAAGGGAGGGCTATCATGGCACTCACTACCACCACACTCTCGACGGCTCTCTCGGTCACCGACGCGAAGATCAAGATCGCTTCGGCTACGGGTCTTGCCCAGGGCATGCTCCTCCTGATTGAACAAGAGTTCCTCAGGGTCACTCAGGACTACGTGTCCGGGACCACGTTCAACGTGCTGCGCGGGCGCAATGGCTCGACCACTGCGGCCCACGTCGTCACCTCGAACGTGACCTATGGTCTGGCCTCCGACTTCTCACTGCCGGCGACCCAGACCAACACCACCTACCCCACGGTCCGCGCACGTCAGATCGTCAGCCTCACGGGACCCACCACGGCAACCGTGACGCTGCCTCCTGCGGGCGAAGACCTCATGGTGATCCTGAACGGAACCTCGGTCATCACACTGACGATCCCGGTGCCCACCAAGGACATGGACGGCTGCGAGCTGTCCCTGATCCCGAACGGTGCCGCCGCGCACGTCCTCACGTTCACTGGTGGCCTCTCGGGAGCTTCCACGGGCTACACGAAGCTCACGTCGAATGCCACTGCACCCACCCCGGTCAAGGTTGTCGCCTGCAACGGTCTCTGGATGGCGTACTCCCAGGTCCCCATTGCCGGCACCGTGACCAGCATCCTGACGACCATCTCGTAAGGGAAGGATAGAGAATCATGGCAATCAAGAACGCTATCCCGACCTTCCAGGCCGACAGCGATGCCGTCGCACTCCCCAGCCGCACCGGCTCCTACGGTGAGGCCTACATCCTTGCGCTCGGCGCGGGCAAGCAGACGCTCTTCGCCGGAGAGGGCTCCTACTTCACCGCCTACAACGTGACCGATGGGACCGGCATCGCCGGCCACGCGGCCCCGGTGCAGGCGGATCTCAGCCTGAAGCCTCTGCTCCACGTCTTCAACGGCAGCGCTACCAAGAGCCTGTACCCGGACTTCCTCCGGATCAGGTTCACGGCGATCGGCGCTGGTGCCTCCACCACCGACTTCACCACCTGGGTTGACAACAATGGCGCAACGGTCAAGACCTCGGGTGGCACGGTCGCCACGCAGGTCTGCTCCAAGGGTGGCG